CTTTAGAACACTGGTGAACATACCGAATCTAGTCCTTTTAATATAGAAGGCGTCGTCAATCCAGATTGTATCTGGTGGGATCACTTTTTCCACTGTAGGATTAGGACCCAGACTCGTTGCTAGAGTCGTCTTCTTTTGTGTCTTCTCCATTCTGTTTGTTAAATCCAAAGGGTCCAATTTTAGTAACAGCACGGTCACGCATTACCGCACCAGTGAGTGCTTCCATTACTTTTAGCACATCCTCTGCCCTTCCTTCAATGCGTTGGGCAACAAAATCATACTTTGCAAAGAAATCGTCGGCAACTTCTTTGTAGTCATCAACTGAAACTGGTTTGTCTTTCATAATTAATTACGCATGTTACTTTCAATACGATACTTAATGGAGTTCATATCTGCATGACTGTGATCTCCATCAGAATGGAAGACCTCATCAAATCCTTTCTTCTCGATAAGTTTGTCTTTGATGTCCATCTGCCTTTTCTCTTTAGAGATACGTCTTAGATATGCATAGTAGACGATTTGAGTAAAGTATGCGAATGGATTGGAAGACTTTGCTGGGTCAAAGTTATCAATATACTGAACACAATTCTCAATACCATCACCAATCATGTCATCTTTATACATGTAATTGATGAAGTTGGGTCTATAAGATAGGTGAGTAGCAATCTTTAGAAAGCACTCACCGATATACTCTGTTATTCTGGGTTTTTTCAGACCACGTTCTTTGGCGGTATGAACTCGTTTTCTATATTTGACGAGTTCTTCCAAGAATTTCTTGTTGTCAACGTAGTGCTGTTTTTTCTTTGGAGCCATAATTGCCATAAGAACTTTGCACCTGCATATTATTATAACAAAGCACAGGTGTTTTAGCAAGAGCTTGACAACTGTGCTTAATTTAATTACAATAACACTGTAAGGGTTCAGAAGAGAAGTTTTAGCTCTTATCTGAACTAGGTGCCTTGAATAGTTTTTCTAGGAAGGACTTAGCATTTGATACAGAACCAAGTGAACCCATGTTTTCGTTCACTTGTCTATAAAAAGGGTGCATATCATCCTTATCATCAATTCCTTCCTCAATCTTTAACCACTTTTTATAAGCGGCAATCCCGTTGGGACTCATAGGTGAGATACAAAGTATATCTTTTTCAGGAATAATATAAAAATCTTCGGCAGAAAAATATTGCCATTTGACAAGACCTACGCCAATACCAGACATACCATCTTTAGTAATCTCAACTGCTTTACTTCTAGCAGGATGTGTAATAAAAGCAATGGATGTCCCTGGTGACTCAACGTCATCAGTTACGATCAACTCCCCCATGATTTCTTCACCCTGGGAGAGTTTGATTACGCCGTAGAATTCTTTGTCGTGTTGAATGTAGTTAATCATGTTTTGAATCTAATTTTCGATACTTCATAATTAAACTTTTCCTCTGTGTATATCTTGATTCTTTCAACCAAATGTCTCAGAGTATAGTTTTGTCTTGATCCTCTAGAGCAATCATCGGCAATATCATATAGAACTGCCTGTGATTTATTTTCACCTTTACGCAATACTCGACCTATGGATTGTAGGTTTCGTACACGAGACTTTGAAGGGGAAGCGAAAATTATATTGTGGAGATTCCTAATATTAATACCAGTAGAGAAGGTCCCATAACTGGCAAGAATGATTGCGTTTGATTCTGTCTCACAGATCTGCCGCGCACGTTCTCTTTCGGATGTCTCAACGCCACCGTGGATATAGAAAACCTTGCGGTCTTCTGTTACACAGGTATTTAGCACTTCTAGAAGTGGGTCTCCGTGTTTTTCCACGTAGTTGAATAGGATGAGCGTGTTACCATCCAGGTCTTCTGCTAGTTTTGCAATGAACTTATTGCGCTTTGGATGTGATACAATGTAGTCCATCTCTTGCTGATAGTTATCGAATGGCACATAACCATGTTGCAGCAGCAAACAACGTACTCTCAGTTTTGTCAGCGTACCTGCTTTCATTAAGTCAGCGGTGTTTGTTACCTGGTTACATTTACCAAAGAGTCCTTCAAGAACCAGTTGATGTGTTTTCATCCCATCGAGTGTTCCTGTCAAACCAATGCGATACCTCGTATCATGACACTTCGTCAGGATACCAGTCAGTGATTTTGCCTTATAGAGGTGCGCTTCATCACCGATAACACAGTCAAAACGATTAAAGAACTTCTTAGGTTCCTTATAAATTGATTGCCAAGTGGATATAACAACAGGTTTCTCTACATATTTTTCTTTACCACCCATGATCTGATGGACATAATGATCTGCTGCCCATCCATAGTCTTTAAGATCTTGTGTGAGTTGTGTGACCAGTGACGTTGTGGGTACAATGATTAGAATTTCTCTCTTATATTGTAGATGCCATCTCAACAAACAATAGATGATCAGGGATTTTCCTGATCCTGTGGGCGAGAGTAGAAGTTTGCGATTGTTCTTAATCGCTGAGAATACTGCTTTGAGTTGGTAATCTCTGATCTTGAAAGGCAGATTGAGAGATCCAACAAACCCCGCAACACCCTCAGGTGTGATGAGAGGGTCGGTATCGGTTGGTTTTCCATAGTGTTCACTATCTTCTACGTTGTAAATATATCCTTTCTGCTTTAAGAAGTCTGTGACATACTCAAAAAGACCCGCGTATATCTCACCTGTTGCTGGTGAATACAAACGAATCTTTC